TGTTTAGCCAACACCGCATCTGTTTTAATTTGTTTTGCAGACTTCCTACCATACCGTTGTCCTAATTGACTATCGGGATGTGCCTCTGCCCCTTTTGCAAGAACCTCTTTCCAACCAGCATCAGTCTTTGAATCAATATTATCTCCTACCGCACCAGCGATAGAAAACATTGAAGGCATCTGTTTAATGTGTGGGTTCTTCTTTAAGAGTTCTTCTCTTTTTGAGTTTGTTAAAAAGTCATCAAACTCTTCACCTGTTTTTGTATTTCTAAATGTAAATGTTGGCATTATATACTCTTTTTATTTTGTTTATCTCTAAGATTATCCATAATCTTCCACTCACGTTCTTCTTCGGGTGTCATAACTTGTATCACTGAAGAGGCATCTGGTTTCCAATAAGTGCCTTTATCCATAGCAATAGATAAACAGTCTGATTGAATACACTCAATCAATTCATTAATTTCATGCGTTGGACGTTTAGGTTCAGAATATTTTGCTACTCTGAGTTTATCACTCATCATTTTAATTGAATCAATTTTATCACACATATCACTTATCTTATGTAACACTATTTATCTCCATCCAAGTTGGCATACCTCTTTTCTTCCATGATGCCAAATGTTGTTTATATTTTATATAGTAATCCCTATAGGCAGTGATTGACGAATCGTTCTTTACATCATCTGGCATTGCTTGTAAGGGTTCTGTGAATACACCCTCAGGCATATTCTCTGGTGGACTGAATAACGCCCACTTTAGTTTACGATAACTTTCATGTGGTATAATTTTGTCATACCTGTACATGAATTCTGTATTCAGTTCTGTCCACATCTCATACAACCATCTGTAGTTTTTCTTGGATTGTCGTACCCAAATACCACTAGGGTGATTGACATGACAAGATTTGTACAAAGTATGGTCTAGTTGTGGGTCTGGATGGTCGTAAGTAGTAATTAGACGATTGTTCTTACTCAATCGTTTTACTTGTTTACCATCCAATACACGATGTGCAGTAGACATGAGTTGAGCATATTCGATACACATCTTACTTGCATGACTATCTACATGCATCTCTGCACTTTTCTTTGCGTTTTCATGTAAGTAAAATATATTCATCTATTGCTCCCATCTATAGAAGATATGGTCTTCTATCTCTATTGTTTTAGTTTTAGTCTTTGCCCAAGACGGTGATACATAATCTGCATGATAATGTGTTGCACCATCTGTTATATCTAATAGGGTTATTCTACCAGAAACTAGTCCAGTTGTAAAGACATAAATTGAATTATATGTAGTTTTATCGTGTGGTGTATCTGACTTACCGTCACAATACCAACTAAACTGACATCTATGTCTCACTGGTATCAACTCACCAGTACCCTTCCAACTAGGTCTGTGTGGCCCTTGTTTTACAACTCCACAAATCGTATTTGGAAATCTTGAATCCTTTACACGATTAAGTGTTACTGACATCACTGCCATCTGTCCAGCCTGTGGTTGATTCCTTGCTTCGTGATACACATTCTGTGTAAGACATACTGCTTCTTTATTTAAAAACTCGTTTATAACAAGTTTGTCATCTATCTCTACTGGTGAAACAGTTATCAGAAGAGAGACTAATAGTTCATTAATTGACATCACATACCGTCCCAGCGTTGTGCCATGTTGCTTTACATCTAGGTTGACTAGGGTCAGTAAATGCCACTGGTTTTGGGTCAAAAATTTGTCCCCAAATATTACCGTAATAAATCACTTGCACTTTATCTGTAGTATTATCAATAATGATTGGATTGTTGTTTGGGTCTTTTGTTTCCACAACAACTCCATCAACAGACAGAGTTGTTCCTTGGATAACATCATTCGCCTTAGCAATACCTGTAATTAACAGGAACGCCAAACAAGCAATTGTCATTAATGCAAATTCTTTAAACTTATTCATGCGTTAACCTTTTCAAATTCCCAACTCGCACCGTTTTCTTCCTCGGCTTGAGCGATAACATCACCAGCATAACTACCAATACTCCAACCAAACTTTTCGATTGCTTTGTTAATGATAGTCTTTGGAGACTCAGTTAATTCACCGTCTTTGGTGTAGAAGTCATAAACGAAATCTTCTACATCCATCATTAAACCTTTTACTTTAGCCATATTATATCCTTTCACCTTCGATTGTTTTAAACCCAAAACCAGCAACCACATATTTCTGATTACCGATTAACATCTGGTCACC